TTCTCAGTTTAGTCAATATACGTTCAGTGGCACGAACCAAGAAAGGTTCAACTACATCATCAGAAAGGCCTTCATTAACTTCAAACAGACGTTGATCCTGTAGTAGGACATCTGAGTATTCAGCAAAGCTGATTACAATATTGTTTTCAGTGACGAAAGCCATTCTTGTCTCCTATTACGCTGGATCAACTAATGAACTGTCAGCAGTGATTTTAACACCGTAGCCGTCATATAGTTCGCCAACGCCGTAGTGAGCACTAGCAACAATATCGTCACCAACAAAACTAGCACGACGCTGAGTTTCAATAGTGATATCACCAATCATAGCAAGACCTAAAGCATCACGGTGGAAAACAGCACCAACGTAATCACCAGCAGTGCCAGTGTTAGCAATATTGCTTGATTCAAATACTGGAACACCAAATAGTGTGCCAACATAGCCTGTTTGCATAGCTTCGTTCTGGATGATACCAGCGTTAGGGTTTGCAAATGTGTTTGTCAATGCAGACTTCAAGTCATAGGCAACATATGGGTTAACCACACAAGCCAATGCATCGCCAGGAACAGCGTTAGCACGTAGACGTGCAACTGCCTGTGCCAATACGGCTGCAGAGAATGCTGTGCTAGCACTGCCTACGCCTACTGAGAAGCCACTGAATAGGGCTAACAAGTCTTGGTCCATCTTCTTGGCAATTGCTTCGCCAAATAAACGACCCATGTCAGCTACTACGTTAGAGGCAGAGCTTGCACGAACTAAGTCAGTAATCATAGTGCGGATAGCAACTGTAGAAACAGTCAATGTCACGCCGTCTGTAGATACTGCTGTGTTAGATACTTCATCACCTTCTGTCAATGCGGCTGCACTTTGAGTTGGGTAGATTGGCACAGTGATTGTCTTGCCATTGCTAGCAGGAATACTGTAATTCTTAACTAATCCACGCATGATGGATCTTTCGTTTGCTACGAACATTGCTTCAGCAGTGATTGCTGGCAAAAGGTCGTTTAGTGTTGTGGTTGTAGAACCGGCCATAATAATTCTCCTTGTTTAATTAGGCTTTAAAATCCGCTTTTCTTGCGGTGTTCCGCATAGAGTTTACGGTGCTCAGGATTTGTCATATTCAATTTAGACACATCCAACTTTTCCGCTGAAACACTAGAGATATTACTTCTAGTATTAGTAGTTGACGGTGTTGCCATCTTAAAGTGCGGATTCGAATCAAGGAAGCCACGCACTAATTCTTCAACAGCAATTGGTTCACCTTTGTCATTATAACGAACGGAACCTTTCTCATCTACTACTTCTACATCACCTTCAGAATTCAATCTAACATTCTGTGCTAATAATGATTTGACTTGTTCAGCATTGACTGCATTAAACTTTGCCGCGGCACTTAGTATTGGAACATTAACCTTGTATTCCTTGATGACTGAATCTCTCTTCTGGATTTCAGCATCTTTCTTAGCAGCCATTTCTTGTAGAGTCTTTTCAAACTCTCCACGCTTGATCTGTTGTTCCTGTTGCTTCTTCTCCCAATCACTTTTGATTGAGCGTAGTTCATCTGGATCGCCTAAGTCTTCGTATTTGCTGGAATACTTCTTCTCTAATTGAGATTTAGTTCTTGCCAGTATTGCGTTGACTTCATCTTGCGTAAATGTCTTAGCTGCCTGTGCCTGACTTGCAGTATCGCCTGCGGGTTCAGTTCCCATGTCGTTTGCCAATGTTGTATCGGTCATTGTTTACCTCGCCTCTTTAAGAGTATTTGTTGTAGGACACCCAATGTGTCTCTGGTTTAGTATTTATAGACAATTGACATAACTGCCTATAAATTGACTGAATTAGCCGTTAAAATGTCCTAACAAAATTTACGACAGCTGGTAATACCACGGCACCAACAAGTAAGAGTAAGATAGCCCATACACGGGCATCCATCTTTTCTATTTTCTTTTCAACTTTGTCAATGTCCTCTGACATATGTTTGAGGTGGTTGTTCTTGATAATATCAAGTTCTTTGGCTAATTCTTTAAGCGTCATATCAGTATCCTTGCTTCTTAGGTGGCTTAGGACGCTTCTTATTCTTGGCAGTTCTCATGCCGCGGACTGGTAATGGGTTAGACATCTTCTTCTCCTTATGTGTTGGATGCGTAATGTCAGTATGAGTAGTCTCAATATACTGCATTAGATTCTGTGCAAATGTTCTTAGTCTGTCTCTGTTCATACGACTGCGAGGCATATTGTTTTCAATCTTGCCCAGCATTGAGTTGCAACCTCTGTGTAAGACTTTGCGTAATAAGCCAGTCTTATGGCAGTGATCCAACACAGCATCATCTATGATAACGTCGCCACAAAGAGCACAGCAATTATTTTGTTGTTCTAATTGCAGGAGTCTATAACTCTTGATTGCTGTGCTCTTTAGTTTCACCGACTCGCTCCCGGTTTATGATTCGTATTCAGCTTCTTCCCACTTGGCACACCAATAGACAGCACGGACTGGTGCGTCAAACTTAGTGCAGTAGAGTTCGCCAGGTTTGTAGTATTCACAATTAGCACAGTTCTGTCCTTCTGGGACTTCTGGGTTAGTTGCTGGTTGATATGCATTAGGCAATGATGTAGGAATAGCCTCACCATCTTCATAAGTTCTGCCTGTTTGTGGATTAGGATCAATGAATGCCAATGCTTCTTTCTCTTCGCCCATCCACTCTAAGATGTGTTCATCAATCTTGCGTAGCACAATAGGATCAGTGGCAGTGTTCTTTGCCATCTGTAGCTGTTCAATCTCTTTGCCATTGTCACGAATGTTAAAGCTGCCAGGGTATTCAACTGAGCCCATCCACTGCTCACCTTGATAGGCAAACCATAAGTCCCACATCTGTTCTTCAGCAAGCTCTAGGTTGTCAGCTTTCTCACTTAGACGTGCGTTTAGTAACTGAAACTCTGTTTCCATTGCAACACCTGACATTGTTCTGCTTTCTGTAGCACGAACACTTCCAGTGTTAGCCATCTTATCAATAGCATTGATAGCGTGATTGATAGCTGACTGTATGCTAGATATCTCTGCACCGTTAAACTCAAGTAAGAACGGACGCAAACCAGGATCCAAGTTCTCTGGCATATGGATGATAGCACCTGCACCTGTGCCTGCAATAGTCTCTGGTGTCTTGACTAAACTTGGGTGACTGTCTAAACGGATTGTCTGTTCAATCTCTGAAGTAGCGTTGTAGATAAACTTCTGTTGATCCGCAATGTCAGCAATGTCACTGATACCAATACCACGTGTGATTGAGCGTCCATTGTAAACACACACAGCAGGGATACGTCCTAAGCCGTTGACTTCTTCAATAACTTCGTTGACGTTGCCCTTCTTGACATCAAGATTAGTAGTGACAATGCGATCCTGATACCATTCTTTAACAATGCGAACATCACCGTTTGAGTCTTCAAGATAACGAATGTAGGTTAGTTCATAACGTCCCATTGCGTTGCGACTCCACTTCCAGTCTAACATAGTCAATGGTGTTAGCAATGACACATATGGGCGAACGCCTAGGGCTTGTTCGTCAGCTACTGTCTGAGCACCAACATTAGGCTTGGCTACCATAATCCAGCAGTGTCCAAACACTGAGCTCCAAGTGGCAACATCCTTCATAAATGCGTTGAGACTGCGTCCGTCTAGATCCGCATCACGTAAGAACATTTCAAGTTCAAATGATTCTGTGTTATTGTCAAACTCACGCTCTGGGCTTTGACGGAACAAGAAACTGTTATACACCTGTATCACTGATTGGCAGTGATTCTCAAGTGGAGTTGTCTTTAGTCTTGCATTATACTCATTGGCAGTTTCAAGTTGATAGCGTGTAAGGTGTCCAGCGTTGCGGTATTCTTCACCACCAACATAGCTGGCGAGCAAGTAAGTCCATTGATCCTTGTAAGCATCATAGATAATATTGAAGTTAGGATCCACGTCTCTCTTCAACGGGAACATATAATCTATACAGTAAGAGGCAGCATCAAACATGTGATCAAAGCCTGAATCTTTGTCTGGAATCTGTGTGCCAGGCTTATACTGGAACTTCTCTAAACAGTCTATTGTATATTTACACTTTGCACTGATAAACATACGGATAACACCGTCTGCTGATCTCAATCTAGCATTATAGCTGTTGATTCTATCTCTGACAGCGTTGTGTCTATTAGGGGCTTTGACAGTAAAGCCTGCGTTGGTAAGAATTGTAAAGTCAGTTTGACCTCCAGCTGAGGTTTTCCTTTGCCTCCCAGCAGGGTCGGGATAGCAGACGATACGACTTTTTGGATATCTATTTTTAAGTTCATCAGCAAGCTCCTGTGTATTTGAGTTCTCCATATGTATTTCATCTACTTGATACATTAGGTTTCCTTGTTGCACAAAGATGGCGGCTGTGATAGGACTTACGTTAAAGTCCATGCCCACGTGCAATAAGGTTAAATCAGGATTGAGGAGTTCTTTGATATGATCCTTGCGATCAAACTCCCACGCTACAAGACTCTGTCCAACTACAAAGCTGGCTTCAAACTCTTGTTTAAATTGCTGTTCTGTCATTTCACTACGAGCGGCTGCAACCTCTTGTTCAGGGACGAAGCCACCTTGCAAAGTTGTATATTGGAAACTAGCCCATGATTCAGGATGAGCTTGCTCCATGTTAAACAAATCAAATGCCCAGTTGTTCTTGCCTACAGGAGTAGTAATAAACAATGCTGAGCCTTGTTGATCCGCTAATGCTGGACGTATGACTGTGTCCCAAGTCTCTGAGTCCATGAAGGCAAACTCGTCAAAGATGGCTGCTGACAAACTAACGCCACGCAGGCTATCAGGGTTATCAGCACCTTTAAGACTAATTGTGGATCCATTTTTTAGGCTAAACTCTAAGTTGGTTTCATTAATCTTCTTAACCCAACGTAAGTCCAACAGTTTCTCTTTAAGCCTTTTAAAGATGATTGTTCTTGACATACGATATGTGGGACTAATGTAATAGACATCTTTGCCAGGCTCACGTGCTACCTTGCACATCTCACGGATAGCCAATGTTGTTTTACCCCAACGACGCCCTGCTATGACAACTCTAAAGCGTTTGTCGCAGTCAGCTACTGTCTGTTGAGTTGCACTTAGAGCCATTAGTTAAAGACAATATTACAGAATGCTTGACCCAAGTAAATGCCAATGCCTACTAAGAATCCTAGCACTATGAATGTAAGTGACTCCACAGTTAGTTTCATACTTCATCGTCCCAAGGAAGCGGGGCTGCGGCTTCTGCATCTATTGGTGAGTCACTCATGCCCAACAAGTTCTTAGCTAAGAATATCTGAACTGAGGCGTGCATATTCTTACAAGCATTATCCATCATTGCTCTGCGTAGCGTGATTCTTGCGTCAGCTCGTCCTTTTACTAATATATCCGCAAAGTTATAGCGTAGAGTATCTTCTTTAATGCCCAAGTATTCTGCGATATCACGATCCGTGCATGAGAGTGCTGCCAGCTTACGCACATCTTCTGGATCAATGACTTTCTTATCACGCCCTACACATAGTCCCATAAAGGTGCCTTCAACAAGTTCTTTGGGTTTAGGTCCTGTCTTGCCAGGTGCGTGTGCAGTGATTGCACCACTGTCAATGATGTTGTCGTTAGAGGTGGGAATGTTATCAGTCATCTTGTATTTATTAGAGACAAAAAAAAGCACCCTAATACTGGGTGCTTATGTGTGTTTTTTGTTTAACTGCGTATAACGTGTTTCTTTGTTGTGCCTAGATCAATAATAAATCCATCACATCGTCCATCACGTATATTGCCCATAATCATATCCATACTTGTGGGCATAACATTAGTTGATACAGGCTCAACTTCTACCATAATAGTAAAGCCTGCTGGGTTAAATTCTTCTGTGTCTGTTCGCCAGACTGCGGTTGCTTCAAACATTTGTTGTTTCCTTTAATTTTAGTAATTTAAGTTGAGATTGTAGATAACCAATACGTTCAGCATTCAAACTATGTTCGCCTTTAATTTCGCTAACAAATAATCGCCATTCGTCATCAACAATGATACGTGGATTTTTAAGCATAAACTCAATAGTTTTTTGACGTTCTTCTAAACGGTTAACTTCTGTCTGTAGTTGATATTGTGTTCTCATTCTGCGGCCTCTAACATTTTGCCCAAGGCTTGGTTTGCTTCTTTTCTGGTAGAATATTCTTTACCAACAAAGATATCTTTTTTAAGGATATCCCCATTAGATTCATAATAGTGCCTTTCAATGTGAAAGGGTTTCTTAAACATAGGTTTATGGACAATAACTAATGTGGATTTCATTCTGCGGCCGCATCTATTTCTTTTGTCGTTGGATTTACTGCCCAAGTCCAAGGTTGATTATACCAAGTATAGTTCTTATCCAAATGATCTTTGTAGCAGAACAATACCCAGCCTGCGTCCCATTCAGTTTCAAACTTACATCCTTCTATTTCATAAACACCATAGCAATGAGGATGAGGCTTGGCTATTTCTAATAATTGCTGTCTAATAGTTTGATTCATTCTTACACCTGTCAGTGTTGTTAGTAAGTAGTTATTATAACACAGAAACCAAAAGTAATCAACTCATTTGGCGAAATAAAATTGGGGGATTTAGCTAGCGAAACTAGATCCCCCGCGACGCGAGCCGCAACACGGTCCTAAGGCAGTGTTATAGATATTTACATCAAAACAAAACCCCCAAGCATTTTGTGCGAGGGGGTATGTCAATTAGGGAATTGTCGTTGTGTCAGCAACTACATTTGTATTTAGTGCCGTTCAGTTAAGACGTCTACTTTATGGCGTAATTCAAGTAGCTCTTGTTGTTGCTCTTGTGTCCACTTACGCAATTTATTATTCTCGTGACTGATCTTGTTGTGATTGTGTATTAGCACTTGGAAGTTGGCTTTCATCATTTCAACTTCAACTCTAAGATCAATTAGTTCTTGGTAAGGATCAAAGCCTGGGTCAATCATAATCTTCCTCTTGCCTGCAGAGTTCTGTCACGTGCCTTGCGTAGTTGTTCTAATCGTGTCATAACTTCTACATTGTCAATGTCCCAAGCACCGTCATCATCTATGCGTGTCAATGTTAAGTCTTCTGGCTTGCGTCCTCTGTTTAGGAAGTCCGTTGGATTTGCCCAGATAGACTGCCAGTCTTCCCAAGTTAACGCATAGGCTTCATTGCGAAAGCGTGCCTGAGCTCTATGTTTAGCCCAAGCATAATACATATCGTGCATTAGGGGATCTGGACCACTTATCCAGTTAGCGGGGAACATACGGCGAGGCTTACCATATGAGTTGGTTGTTGACTGCTTCTTGGGTGCATACTTAAATGCATCAGCCATGGCCTCTGTGACTAATACGGCTTTTACTTTCTTCATATTGTATTTATTAGAACGTAAAAAAGCCCACAGGATTATGGGCCTAAAACCTCAAACTTGCGAGAAAGGGTTTTATTCTTTGAGTTCAGCAAGCATTACAATGTAATCTTGTGCTTTCTTTATAAATTCATTTGCCAATGTTAAGTGATAATCTTTTTTAGCTTGGCAATATTCAATGTTAGACAATATAGCGGCACGGCTTAGGTTAGGCTTTGGGTCAGTCATTCTACAGTTTCTTTCTGTTTAATTTCTTTTTCAATCATTGCCTTTAGTTCTGGATTAGCATCAATGTAAGCTTCAAATGCTTCTATGTCATCTATTTCCATACTTACTTTTTTTGTGCCATCTGCAATAATCTTGATGCCAGGCAGTTTAAATTCAGGACTTTGACAAACAGTAGCATCTGCAGATTCTACTTTAATCATATCCAGATGACGCATACAAATCATATTCATTTCTTTAGGCATACGATCTGCTTGCCCTAAAAACATTTTATTTGGATTTAATCTTGTGCGAGAAATCTTAAAGATAACATAGTTAGTAATGCCACGCAACATCATCCACTGAGCGGCATTAGACATTGAGTTAGCAAAGAATACACCCGCTGTTAAATCACCTTTATGAGCTTGCGGAATCAAATAACCACATTCAATAATTTTATTGGCTGTATCAATGTCTGTAGCATGATACCAATATTTTAGTTTTGGTAATTTCATTCTTGGATCTCTTCTTCTTTAACACCGTCAATAGCTGAAAAGAATTCTTCTATTGAGTATTCCAGTGCAGGGTCTAACTTGGCTTGATGACACCACTGGCGGTAAAGCAGTTCTCTCTCGTCATCAAGCATCTTGACATAAAGGTAGTTAGGGGGTAGTTTCATTCCGCACTCTCCAATTCATTATAGATTTGTTCTTGTGTGTCACTAACCATCTGTATAGCCCAGTCTGGCACTTGGCCGTCATCATAGCCTTCTGCTTCACAGGCGAGAAACCAAGCCTTGTCCATTAGTTCTTGATTCATTCCGCACTCTCCAATCCTAACAATTTACAACCAATTCTATGTATCTGTTGTTGCTGTTTGACATCAAGAGTATGTTGTTTGGTTAGAAACGCCAACACATGATCCGTTGTTGGCTTTAAACCTTTTTTGACTAGTTCTGCGTTGATAGTATCAGACAGAAATAAGTTAGTCAAATATTTCTTAGTAATACGCATTATGCCACCTCTTTGTATTCTGCAGAGACTTTATTATACACTCGTTCAAAGACTGCATATTTTGGATGAGATTTGGGCAAGTATGCAAATTGTGCCAATGCCTCAAGACTGTGCCAGATAGCACGATCATAGTCATCACGGTAAGTGTTTTGCCAGAGAATAAATTGACGCATTTGAGCTGGCGTCATATTAGCTAACGACTTTTCTTTGTAAGTTAAATTCATAACTGTCTTTCTGTGTGTTATACAGTGTGCGAAGTGCTGTCTGTATGTAATGATTATACTATAAATCCGCACAGGTGTCAATGTGCGGATTAGCCAATTTAGACTGTTTCTTTAAGAACGTCTGCCTGTGCGTCATAAAGACGTTCTTTTGTTTGCTGGCGAAACTTGTGAATCATTAGGGCAATGTCAGTTAGTCCAAGTTTGGCTGCTTCTAACTTAAAGCCGTTAAGTTGGCTTTCTAAATTCTCTAAGATATCAATTTGAGCTTGATAGTTGTTGTCAGACATTTTGCACCTTTCTGTGTGCTGTTAAACAAGTATGTAGTATAACACTAATCTTTGGTTGTGTCATGTCGTTTGGCTTTCTTTATTTTGGACTCTCATTCAAAAACTCCTCCGTATTTGAGTGCGGCTAGTGTGTGAGTTTTGGACCCTTTGAGGATAAAGAAGCACTGATAGTCCTCACGCCACTCACAGTCAGGTTGTTGCTTAAGCCACTCTGTGTCGTGGTTATCCGAGATCAAATGCCAGACATCAAGTCTCACGTATTCATAGTTAGGTGTTTTAGTCATAAAGATTTTATTAGAGATAACACTTAAGAGTTAACTGCGTTAACTCTGTTAAAGCACTTTCGTGCTTTAACTTTTTCTTTTCTTTTTTGTATTAAGAACTTTCTGTAGATTGTTTAGTCAGACGGAACCTTTTTTACGGTTCCGTCCTCTTTCTGTGAGTTATCTCAGCCAAGACTTTGGGAAGCAGGTATTTGTTATACACTATATGCTAAAGGACTCTGTGCTTTTCCTTCCTGCCACGATATGCATTACGCATTCTAAACCTCGTTCCTAGTGTTTAGATGTTTATAGCTAGTGTTGTCGTATGCTAACATTCATACTATATCAATGCGTTGGTTATCTTTGTTTTCAACCTCAACCCACTTCCGTTTCAGGATAGTCGTATTCCACGACGGGGGTGCCTCAATATGTCACGTGTCTAGTTATTACCCTAGTTTTTCCACAGCGGTATTACGAACTGGCCCGCTAACCTTTAGTGTTAGATAATTGTTGTTTAAGATGTGCCTAGTGGGAAATTGGAAGCCTGTCATTAATATATAGCCTAATGTAAAAATTTACTTGTTAAATGTGACTTATTCAAACAAGTCTTTAAAATTGGTTTTGGCTTTGCTGTCTTGCTCATCCCAGACTTCTTGTAAGATAGTCAAAAGATGATCCAAGCTGTCGTGCTCACCCGCTATTTGGGGCTTGCTGTCAGCATCAATCAATAGTTTGTCTTTGCTGACTTTGGTCCTTAGATTCTTTAAGATGAATCCGTTTTGTGGATTGTTTATTATGTGAAACCAATTCTTTTGATTATGATTGGCACTATCCACATAAGTCACATACTCACGGCGATCTTTAGTGCCAACTATGATTAATTTAACATAAGGGTGTCCAGTAACTTGCGATAGTCCTGGTTCTTGTTTAAGAACAACGTAGTTCTGAACTGGGGGTTGATATTTCATAAATTCTCCTTATTAAAAAGCTGTCATGTATATTTATAACATATTTCTAAAAGACATGCAATAGTGATTGGTTGGATTAGTCAAAACAAAGCCCCTTGCGGGGCTTTGCCAATACGAGGAGTATTGTCTGGATGGGTTATAGAAAGTGACAGCCTTCATAACGGAGATAGCTTGGTAATTAAGGGATTAGAACAAAAACCCCAAGCAGTGCCGCATCCAGTGTGTAAGGAAGGATAAACTAATGGCAATAAGTCAGAACACCTTACACACTATTATTTAGTAGGCTTCTTAAAAACAGGCTTTAAATCTGGTTGATTTTCATCTATATCATTAGAGGTTTGGGGTTGTGGCGAACCCTTTATCCAACAGTTCATTACATGAAAGGATTTAGTGCTGGTTAAATCAAATTCGCCTGTGTAGGGATTTTGAGTCTTCATGCAATTTTTACAACTTCTACGCCAATGTGGTGTTGGCATTTGATGTTGTTTAATTTCTAATACGCGATTCTCTACAACTTTGTCGCAATCTTCACAGACAGCCACGTGAGGTTTCATTTTTTTGATTATATAAGTCAATGTTGAATTTGTATCTGACTCTACAGTAAATTCTTTACCGCCGCGATAGATTACTTCAGGCTCGTCGTTTTCACGTATAGCAGGTGATTTGGGTGTTTTTGCCAGCTTGAGTTCAGCAAACTCTTCTAACTTCTTTTTAAATAATTCTGGGTCCATAACATAGTTATCAACCCAGATTATTTTGAGCGTTAAATTAGGCTGTGCGAGCTAGGACCTTAACGCGGAAGAAACGTCTATCAATCAATCCGTCAACAGTTGTGACTTGAGCAGTGACAGTGTAAGTCTTGCCTTCTTGTCCGTTGTTTAAGCGGATATAAGTCTTAGTGCCCTGTATGCCGTTTGATACTTTGACTAGTGGATCCGGATCGTTGGCACGAGTTGATATTACCCAACTAGATGCGGATAAGCTGTCGCCAACTGGTAGCCAGTTAGCCCAGTCCAATGTATAAGTTAAGTTTGCTTCAGGGTCTTTCTCAATGGTTAGGCCCTGTATGCTTTGATAAAATCCTGTTGTCATATTAGACTCCTTGTAATTCTGTAGTTAGCAGTTCTCTTGTGACTGCGTGTTCTCTATCTTCTTGGACTATCATGTAGTCCCTATCTTCCTCAATGATTAAGTAAGTTCTGTTCTCTGATTGGATTGAGTATGCTCTATCTTCAGCAAATATCATCCAAGTCAGTTTAGCATCAATGTGTATAATGTCTGCTACAATGACTTCAGCGGCAAAGCCCTGCATTGCGGCTGTGAATTGGAATAAGCCGCCAATCTTTGCTTGGACACTTGCGGCGGCAGTAAGGTTGGCAGTGAAAGTTTGTGTTCTGCTGCCAACAGCAAGCTCAAATGCCAACGCTGATATTGATGCGGTTGTTCGTTTAGTAGCCACGCCTTGAGCAACTAATGTGCCAGCACTAGCCTCAAGACTGATAGCATTTACTGTTTTAACTACATTACATACTAAAGTATAGGCTGCACTAAAGTTAGCAGAGGCAGTGGTTACAAATGTTCCTGTGGTTGTAAGTGTAGCGGTGGAAGAAATTGCAGAGTCAGCAGTTTGCAGTTTACCAATTACAGCAACCATAGTAGCTTGGCTAGCAATATTAGCTGAAGCTCCATTTGTTTTGGTAATCACTGCTGACAATGTAGCTTGACTGTCTAAGGTAATAAATCCTTGTCCAATCTTTGCCACTACTGCCAATTCAGTAAAGATTGCATCTGTGGTGATTGCTGACGTTTTGATAGTTCCAGGAGCGGTGCTGGTAGTTGCTTCTACAGCAATACTGGCTGCAACATTTCTTATTAGACTATTGTTAGAAACTGTTGTTTGTGCAAACTCACTAGATAAGTTACTAGATAAAGATTTAATGCGTAAAATTGTAGCGTCTATACTGGATTGACTACTTAAATCAGCAAAAGCTTCTCTAACTCCGCCTGTTTCGCAAGATAGGATACTAACTGCTGTTAAGTCTATGCTAAATTGTTCTATCTCACCTACTTGTGCTTCTAACTGGCTGTTAACTGCATAGACTAAAACTTGATTACGAATTCTGGTAATAGTTGTGCCAAGAGCGGTAGCACTGGATAATGCCGCACTACTAACTGTGGATTTGACTGCTGTGGTTGCCTGTGCAAACTCACTACTAATAGGTGCTACTACGTCTGTAGTCTTAACGGCTGTAATAGCCATTGTGGCTTGGACATCAAGTTGCACAAAGCCCGCGCCAGTTCTTGCCACTGCCGCAAGTTCAGTAAAGATAGCATCTGTAGTGACAGTTGAATCAACAGTTTTGACAGCGGTAGTGTCTTGCGTAAAGACACTTGACTGTGCAGAGTCAGCAAAACGAACTCTTATACTATCAATTGACTGAGTGAAAGCACTTGACTGTGAAGAATCAGCAGAGCGTAGTCTATTAACATTAGTTGTTACTGCCGCATCACTAAATGCAGTTAGAATAATCTCTGCATTCTTTACAGCTACAATAGTCATAGAAGCTGTAGATGATAGTCCAGCTACCGCGTCAACTGATTTAAATGCAACTGTTGATTGAACGGCTGTAGCAGTTAGACTTGCAACACCAGATAGTGTTTTAGGTATTTGACTTGCATCATCAAAGAAGTTTGAATCAAAATGTAATAATAAACTTGTATCAACGGTATTTGAGTATGGTGTTGTTGGAACTGTGAATGTTGTATCATTAACGCTGGTTAAAGCAACATCACTGATGAATACTTCGTCAACATAAACGTTTCCAGTGCCTGCAAGTCCAACATAACCACCGTCACCACCAAATAATAATGGTTGTGCAAGATCAAGAAGATTTATTGATGTCCATGTATATAATTTTGTTCCGTTTAAGAAGAAAACAATAGATCCGCTGTCTTTAATAAGTCTAATGTGATTCCATTGATTGTCAAGAATGCTTACTCCACTTGCGCTACCGCTTGCTCCACCTGCACCTGTAGATAAAGCAAGTAGTCTTGAAAATCCGCTAGCTCCTTGTAATAAAAAACTCCAATAATTACTACTAAAAACTAAACCTTGCCCTAACAAATGATGGTAAGAACTATTATTTGTTGGATGCCCAGGAGTGATGTATAACCAAAAATCAATAGTCTTCCAAGTTGTCCATTTACTGTTGTCTGGATAAGAAACTGACGGGACACTTAAAACTGTTTGCCAATCTGCATGACTATCTGCAATGGTAGTATTACCGTTAATTAAGATTAATGAATCACTATCAGGAGTAAAAGCTGCCGTAGGTGCAGTAAAGTTGCTGGTATATCTTGCTATGTTGCTTACACGAATCTCATCCATATAGCCATGAAAATTGCTACCAACAGAATTTTGATAGTTGCTACCAAAGAATGGAGTTGCAGCACTATAAACAGTTGTATCAGTATATGTCGATCCTACTTGTGTTCCATTAACAAATAATTTAGTGCTGGTTCCACTTCTTGCTAATGCTATGTGATACCAAGTATTTGTGGTTAATGTAGAACCAGTAATTCTTACTGTGATAGGATTACTATACTTTAAAACTCCGTTATCTAAATATAGCACTGGCACTAGAGAAGGAGCATTTCTTAAATCAAAAATATAATCAGTTCCTACTAATGTCTGCGGTCTGATCCAACACTCAACAGTAAAGTCACCTGACCCAAATGCATAATCAGTAGAAAAATCTAAACTAATATTATCACCAGTGCCATCAAAGAATATACTGCCTGCACCAAATTGCTTTTGACTTGTGCTAACGGCAGTATTCCCAGCAACATAGATATTGTTATTACTAGTATAAGACGGACGGCTGTGGAATCTTAAACTACCTGCACCAAACTTCTTAGTTGTTGTATCAATAGTTAAATCAGAATATCCAGCACCAGATGTTATAGTTGGATCACCAACAACGCGACTTGGTTTTACTCCAACTACAATAGAATTAAATTCACTTGCAAAACTAGCCGCAACAAGTTTATAAATGCTACCTTGAACAATAACAGTTGATTGGCTTGATAAGTCAGCTTGATAACCAACAGTAACATTTGATTGAACAGTCAATGATGACGTTGCATCTAATACAGCAAGACTATTCTTAAATGCATCAGCGATAAGTGTTGGAGTAAAAGCACCGTTAATGCTAACACTAGCGTCACGTGTTCTATTTGCACTGCTAGATTGTGTAAATTCACTAGACTGACTGCTGACAACTTCTTTAACAACGCCAACAGTAGATACAAGAATAGATTGGCTGACAAGAGTAGCAAGAACATCTCTTGTTCTTTCTGCTTGAGTGTTTTGACTTGATAATGCAACTTGTGCTATCTCAAATCTTTGACGCTTGCCTGTTATTGATGTTTGAGTAAAAGCACTAGATAAATTGGCTTCTGCTTCTTTGATAACAACACCAGAAATTACGCTTACGTCTGCAGCCAAAGCAAAAGCCGCTGAATGTGCGGCTTCTGTAGTTCTAACACGTGAGTTAGCAATAGAGATTGTAGCAGTAGAATCAGCTTGAGCACTAACATAGATACCTCTGACTGCATCAATAGCCGCACTAAACACTGAAGTTAGAGCAATGTTAGTTGTTCTTATTACATTGATTTCTGTAGCAATAGCCGCATTAGAAAATGCAACAAGATCCGCACCGTGTATGTGACTGATTACTGCGGCTACTGTAGTTTGACAAGTGATTGTAGATACACAATCTTTAATAACGCCCACAGTGACTGCCATAGTTGAAGCACTGCTAACAGCCGCTTCAGCATCAGCCGTGTAGACATAATAGCCTGCATCTGGTGTTAGGTAGCCACTCTCAACATAGTATAAATCTTGTGTCATTTTATTCCTTAATTAAACTTAACATAAGAACTTTGTAGCAGATTGTTTGCTCCGCCATCACTCATATCTACTGTAAAGTTAGTTCTTGCTTCACCAGCAGTATACAGTTTGTATCTAACATAAAACTGTGTTACTCCACTATCAACAAGTTCATTCATTGCGATACTACTGCTTCTTGTGCTAATTGATCCTGTGCTTCTCATTACCGCCAATGCTAATGCAGCCTGGGGTTGATTACTAACTGTAACCGTTTGAGCACTGGGGTCGCTAATGTTAGTTAAATTACCAGTAGATGTAAAAGTAGTTGATGTTATGGCAGCACTAGGACGGAATAATAAAGCCATAGCTCTATGTGCTCCACTTTGGGTGCTGTTATGTAAGTTAGTAATTGTGCCTAATTCACTTCCTGTCAATACTCTACTACTAACATAAGAGGCTATGTAACTAGTGCCACTAGTGCCACCAGAAATATTTTGTCTTAATGTAAAACCTCCTCCCGCACTTGTTAAAGGTGTTCTTAATGTAGCACTTACTACAGCCATTACATCTACTACAAACACAATATCACCAGCCTGTGCTCCACTAGGCATAGCAATAGTTGTAGTAGCATTACTGTAACTGGCTGCAACAAAAGTTAATGTCACTGGGCTTAGGCTGGTATCTACTAATGTGACTGCGGCACTGGTAGCCACAAGATTTGTTTTGCCACTGTCAGTGTAAACATAAGCAATTACGGATTGATTGCCTTCTGTGGTTTGATCTGCTAAACCATATATTGTCCATTGTGCTTGATTGCTGTATACTGTCCAAGTAGAACTGCCGTCAATATCTGGGCCAAGGCCCGTGCTTATATCTCCCTGATCAACACCATCTAAAGTATAGCTGAAATACATAGTTGTGCCATCAGGGACATTAGTAGTTGTCAATGTATAGGTAATCATAGTTGAAACACCGCCGTCTTCGTTAAATGTCCCTGGACTGGCAGATATGCTGTAAGTTGGTGCACCAGGTGCCGCAACATCCTGTGACTTGGCTATGGAGTTTAATCTAGCTACACCAAACATTATGCAAATCCTTTAGACAAGCTGGCGTAGTAGGTTGTGCCAATGTAGCTGACAGTCAATATGTCAATTGAGTTAGCCGCAGTTGATAGTGTCTTACTGGCACCAGCAAACTTCATTGTTGATGTCAGTGTTCTTGAACCCGTTGCGTCTTGTGTTATGATAAAGGTTATTGTCTCACCGCTGGTTGGATTGGTAAATGCTGACAAGGTAAAGTTTCCAGTGGCTGTGATTGTTTGAATGTTGCCGTTAGCCGCATCAGGAGTCAGTGTTGAAGTGCCACTGTTGCCAATAGCAAATACCGTTTCTTGGTATTCCTTAGCCTTAACAGTTCCGTCACTTAGTAAAGCATATTTGTTAGTAGCAGTAGTATTAGTGCCTGTGGCTGGTGCTCCAACAAATAATGTAGCCAAGTCCGTCACTGTAATTACGTTGGTTGATGCACGAGTTGGACTTCCAAATACATTGTAGTAGTCAGAAGCTACAGTTCCTGTAGCAGTAGTAGTATCAGTAAATGTTCCTGCTAATGTTCTAAAGACACCACTTGTTCCAAATGGGCTATTCCAACCACTAACCTGTAGAGTTGTATTTTCTCCGTTAGGCACGTTGAATACAAAAGTATTAGGGTTATATGTTATATTGGCTGCTGTGTTTAGTGCTTGATTGCTTGTGGTATTGTTAGCAACAAATGGTAGATAAAAAGTAGCATTAGTTGATACTGCACCAGTAATAGCCACGTTGGTAGCATTGGTTGCAGTTCCAGCAGTGGCAGCATTTAAGTTTGCCACCTGTGTAGTTGATGCTACTGTAAATGGTGCTGTGCCTGTAGTAGCTGTTGAAGTGACTGTGACAAAGCGTCCAGAATTAGGATTTGTGCTGCCAATAGGCGGAGGACTTGCTAGATAAGTTGAGAATCCAGTTCCACTAACTGTTGAACTTGCTGTTAGTGTTGTAAATGTTCCTGCGGCTGCGGTAGTAGCACCAATGATACCATTAAAGTTAGTAGCATTGACTGTTGGTGCTACTAGTATATTGGCACTAGCATCCCATTTAAAATCAATATCAGCATATGGAATCTGACTGCCTGACAATGCTCCAACTACTACTGGATACATTGTTGTATCAGTGCCAGTGGCCACAATAGTGACATTGGTGGCAGTAGTAGCAGTAGTGGCGGTGGTAGCTGTAGATGCCGCACTGACAGTTAATGTGTTGGCCGCAGTATCAACCCAGTTGGTGCCGTTATAAACAAGCACATCATTGGTTGCGGCTGCTGTGATAACAACATCACTAAGTCCGTCTAGAGTAGTTGCACCACCGCCTGTAGTCCATGATAATTGTCCAGCACCGTCAGTTTTTAGTATTTGATTTGCAGTGCCATCTGCTTGTGGCCACTTTTGTCCATCAAGCACAATATTGCCTGTGCTGTTGGGCGTAATAGCAATATCACCAGCCGCGGCTGACACAATTGAGTAACCCATAACAGTTAAGTTGCCACCTAGGCTAGGGTTTGGATCAGCATACAATCCATCAATACCTGCGTCTGCTTGATTAGTCCATTGACTGGTTGCTGTGCTCCACTTAATTACTTGCCCTGTGCTAGGGCTTCCTGTAATAGTCACATCAGTAAGATCATTTAATGTGCTTGCACCACCACCTGACGGTGTGCTCCAAGTCATACCTGTAGAGCCATTAGTTGTTAAAACTTGTCCGTTAGTGCCTGTGCCTGTTGGGAAATCTAATGCACCTAATATAATCTTACCCGTTACTGGAGTAAGAGCAATGTTGCCTGATCCGTTGGGTATAATGTTGATTGCACCGTTGCTGGCTGATGTAATGCTCTTGCCATTTACATCTAAATCACCACCTAATTGCGGTGTGGTGTCTTCTACTACGTTCTCAATCTTGGCAGTGTTGAGATTAGTTATGTTATTGTCTGCTTCAGTCCAGGTTAGTGCTGAACCTTTGCCTGCTCTTGTTGTTATTGATGCCATGTGACTTGCTCCACTAAAGTTGTTGTTCTACAGCAAAGAAAGAGTCCAAGTTCTCAGTGCTGGGTATTGTCAGCAGGAAAGGGGGACTTGCCCCCAATCCAGTCAGTGGCTATTATGCCAAGCTGATTGTCAAGTTACCTGAAGTAACTTGAAATGTATCACCAGTCTCAATTGTCTTACTTGTAGTTACTGCACCCCAGAACAAGACGTTACCAGCACCTTGTGTGCCGCTATCCATAACTGCCACGTGAGTGATAGTTCCCCAGTTGCTACCAGCAGTTGGGAAAGTCACAGTGGCGTTGGTAGCACTTGAACCACCACTAGCAGATGCAAATGTCACTGCTTGACGTGCATACAATGAACCACCACTTGTAGCTGTTTCATCAGTCAATGTGCCTGCTTCTAGGTTAGCGGCTGCATTGCCACTTGTGTTGTTGAACAATGCCAAATAGATTGTGCCTGCACCAGTGTAAGGTGCTGTGCTATAACGCAATGTATGATCTAATAATTTGTTCTCTAAATAATTACTTGCTGCGGACATAAAAATTCTCCTTAAGGGTTAATGTCGGATTTCGCGAATCGCACTTGTATTTAGTGCGAACTTAAAAAAACACTGAAAAAAGGCAGAAAAAGGTAAAAAAAGTTTTACCACTTGCCTAGAGGACACTTGGCATTAGGTAAAAGAACCTTTGCCTTCATAAAACAACCACACGCC